TGCTATCAGGTTTCATGACACAAGGCTCGTTTGGTATACCACTGTCTTTCATAAACTGTGTGAGTGGGTCTTTGTTATCACCACGTACAGTTCTAATGTAGTAGTCATTGTGTCTAGCATGAATACCTGATGCACTGTCAACTAATTGACTAACTGTACCGCTTGGCTTTACACAAGTGATGGCAGTTGATTGTGGTATACCTAAATCTTTAGCTACCTTCTTATTAGTTTCTACTGCAACTGTTCTTAGTATTTCTAATACATCTTCTGTCCATATATTTGTATCTAGAATACCTGTTAGGGAAACTCCTAATAGTCTCTCTTCTTCTGTATTATCCTTCCATATCTTACGTAAATATTTAAAGTTAGTAAGAGTAGATTGGAATGTGCCAAGTATCGTAGCCATACGTACCTTCTCTTCTAAAGAACTTAAAGAATCTGAAGCTCTACATACTACCTCAGTAAGGTTACAGAACTGATAAGGTCTAAGTATAATTTCACTACAAGGATTGCACCCAAAGTAATGGTCAGTCTCTCTTCTTCCGTTTTCACCTGCCTTCACTCTAGCTGCCTGTCTGTTGAAGATACCACGTTCTCCTGACTTGGATTCGTATAAAGATGTCCATTCTCGCATGAATGTACCCATCTCAGGCTTACCTTTAAATGCTACAGAGTTGTTAGCTAATGCTCTCTGTCCTTCATTCTCCCACCATGAACCTGACTTAGCATGTCTCATTTGGTCATCGCCTAAGTTAGATAAAGAGATAAGAGCAGACCTACGTACTCCACCTACAACGACTACTTCACCAATCTTGCACATGATATCGTGACATTCAATAGGGTACAGTCTTCTGCCTTTAGCACCTTTAAACTTAGCTATGCAAAAACGGAATAACTCTTCAAGGGGTGCAGGACCTGATGCTCTACCGCCAAATGTTTTTAGTCTAGCACCTGCAGGTCTTACTTCTGATACATCCCATGTAGGCACTTGACCTACATATAATAAAGATATCAATTCTCGTAATGCTCGTGCCCAACCGGGTCTGCTGTCTGCAACTTTGATGATAGTAGTGCTGTCCTCAAAATGCTCATTGACAATAGGTAACTTGTCAACATTCTCACGTTCAACAGAGAAGCCTACACCTGTGCCACACATAAGAATGTACATACACTCGTCAAAGCTACGTGGGCTGTCTACAGGTATATAACTACAGTTATAGCCACCTACGTGACACCTATCCAACGCAGGACCTGATGTCATCAAAGCTCTCATACTAGGCATGACACCTAAGTTCATTATATGTTCTGTAAGTTTATTTTTAAGAGCTTTTGCTATATCATAATCATAATTCTTTTTAAGGTGGTCAGTCATATAACTAAAGTATCTATCTACAGTTTCCCCCCAATTCTCTCTTCTTTGCTCGTCTTCTTTCCACCTTGCATAGCGAGAGAGTGCTATGAAGTTCTGATAATCTGTGGGTAAATAGTTGTTAATCATAATCTTTGTTCTCCGTTGTAATTCTCATGTTTGTTATTCGTATTCCTTCTATCTCATGGATTAAGTCTGTAATGTAATCCTCTATCTCTGTATCTAATCTTCCATCTGAAGGCATTGGGTATTCATTAGGGTCTACCTTCATTGATATCATCATATTAACTTTTACCATCGTAGACCTCAATAAGTTTATTCAGATACCATCGTGCTTTCTTGAGGTCTTCTAAACCATTCTTGTATCTAAATCTCCATAGGTATTTGACTATGTTACCTTGTAAGTAATAATCAAAACCATCTACTAACATAGCTTCTAAGGCATCAATGGTTTCAATACCTGCTTTGTTATAATGTTCAGGATTATTGACCATATCCTTTTTCTTCATTTTTTTCTCCTCTTGCTCTGCCATATACATCATATACTCTAGATGCCTCATATGCTTTTTACCATATTGATTATCCGTTGTCAACGCTTAGTATCTTTATTAAAATCTAATGTTATAACATTTCCTGATATATTATCTACTTTTGCCTTTTTAGGCTTGTTAATGTTATCAGGTTCAGATGGAGATTCCATGTAGTCATAAACTATGTCTCTAAAGTCTGCATCTTCTTGCATTAATGATAATGCAGCACAGCCCATTTGACATATTTGTTCTAGCTTAGAGAAGCTCTCTTTGTCTATATTAGCTTTTCTAGCGTTGATTATTAATTGAAACACACCTGTATATGCACCCTTATCTGTAATATCAGGAACTATTTCTATAAAAAAATGATTGCCTTTGTTGTCACATTCCATTGTCATTTGCTTCTCCTTACTTTAGTTCCGATGAATTTTATAAACTTAGGGTGTTTGTTTTTACCTTTTTCTTTTAACCATTCTTCAGGTATTATTCTGTCATAGTATCTAAAACCATGTTTTATACACCACTGTCCATAAGTAGATTTAGCACCCTTCCTTAATTTGTTTCTACTGTTAGTAAATACAAATCTAATATCAAGTTTAGGGTGCTGTTTCTTTATAGCTAAATGCTTTCTTCTATCAATAGCTAAGAATCTACCCTTTGTTTCTATAATTATACCATTATCCAAAACAAAATCAGGGGTATAGGTTCTGTAAGATAAATCTTCCCACTCAATCTTGATTTGCTCATACAAATATTTATGTTTCAACTCATCAAGATAAATAGATAGCTTATGTTCTAAACCACTCCTATACCCATGCTTTATAGCATCTCTTCTTATTTTATGAGGAGACACCTAGAAGTTTCGCCAAGAAATAAATGGATTACTATATGAATAAGTATTAGAATAACCTAAGTTCTTTAGCTCTTCTTTTACTGCTTCATCGGCTGCTTTCCTAGCTTCAATAGCATCTCGCAAACCTGCTGTACGCATTTCACGATATTCTTTTTTAGCTTCAGCTAGTTGCTTTTCCATTTCTTCTATATTGGCTTTTAGTTCGTCAATTGACTTGCTCATTTACGTACTCCTTTCTTAGTTCAACATAAGACACAACTTTAGGGAACTGTGCCTTAGACATTACTGATGGTAATTCTTGTAAGTTTTTCCAACAAGAATGTTTGTAGTCACAGAAACTACAATTAGTTCCTAAGACTTTATTACCTGTAGGCTTACCCCTAAATGTTTCCTCTACAGGCTCAAAGCATCGTTCAAATTTATTCTCATTAACCTTTTTAACTGTTGCTTCAATCTTCTTCATTTCTTTTGGTATATCAACATTCTTTGCAGATACATATTTGAATTTACCATTAGCTTTGTTGACTACCCACCAACCACCTACCTTTTTATTAGAGGCTTGTGCATAACCAACTAGCTGTGCGATATAACCAAATGCATCTCCTTCACTCAATGTTTCAAAAGATTCAAACTTGTTATCGTAAGACCAACTTGAAGCTGACTTAACATCATCAACTGCATCATCAATAACTAAATCATAAGTGCCATTTATTTTTGTATCACTAACTTCTAATTCTACATTCTTAGGCTCTTCATACTTAACTCCTGATGCTTTTAACAAACCTTTGAATACAGCTTCAACTATATCGCCTAACATCATATTCATCATAAAATTGTTAGGTTTACCTGTAGCTAATTCAGGCTTATTCTTTTCAAACCACAATTGACATGTAGGTCTGCCTAAGTTGGACATACGTAACTTAAAGTCTTTTCTTGTTTCACCACTACCAAACTGCTTTTTTAGTGCATCAGTTACATCTTTGCCAACTTGCTCTATGACATCATCAGGCATTGTTGTTTTACCATTCAATGCATCAGTCATGTATTGATGAACTAGCAGTTCAGCAGGGTGAGTAGGATTAGGCATTTTCTGATTCCATATCCACGTCTATAAAATCATCAACAGTCTTCATATCATCTTCTGATATTTCGTTCTGTCTTTCAGAAACTGCTTCATCCCATTTGGAAATGATACCATCATTATGAACCTTTATCCAATCCATAAAGTCTCCGAATAACTTATGGTCGTTTTCAGATATATCTAACTTATTTGTTAAATCTAAACCAATGTTAGAAGTATAATAAGTACTACCGTTATTACCTTTATTTGGTTTAGGTTCACCTAAGTCTATATTATGTTGTAATGGTAATCTTTCCATCTGAGCAAATTTACTAAATACACCACCTAAAGCTTTGTAGTCAGTGTTGTTAGATACTTCCCATATAACAGGAAAACTACCTAACTCTTCTTCTACCTCATCTCCATTAGAAGCTTTAATAGGCTTCAATAGAGTAGCTGTACCAAACAAAACTCTGAATCTTTTCACATCTCTTATAGCTTGTTTTACAGAATCAGGTAATGATTGAAAGTCTTCTACAAATCCTGCAGGTTTACCACAGTTAAAAGTTCCTGAATCATCTTTTAAATCAATATTAAGATTATCAGATAAGACAGAATTAATGTAGTATCCCTTCTTTTCTCCTTCTTTTGGATTCTTGTATTGTATATATTTTTTATACATGAACCTCTGTACAAAAGGTCTAAACTTAACCTTCCTAGAAAAGTAAAAGGTGGAAGGATTCCCAACTTGCTCTAGTCTATATGAGCCACCCTCAACAACCTCAGTAGTTATCTGCTTACCTTGACTGTTAATATCTGTACCCATAGTAGCCTGATGCCAAAGCCTAAACCTATTTAGGACATTGGTCTTTTTCTCTCCAGACGTTGTAGGCAATCCCATAGCTTTAGCCATAGATGCATAATTATCTGTACTTATAGTTGTAATTTCATTCATTATATATTTTCTCCTTTCAAAAGAATCCTAGTTATATCACGACACATCTTTTGTGTCAAGCCAATTATCTCCTATCTTCGCTTCTAATAAAAGAGGTACATTAAAATCAATTTTAAATGTAATGTTTATCAAATTGTTTAAAGTCCTATTTATATTGCGAATGATATTCAATACGTCTTCCGTCTCATGTGGGTGAATATCTATTACTATAGAGTCATGTACTGTATTTACCACACATGAATTATACCTGTCAAGTGCTTTATCAATTTCTATCAAAACTAATGGTACAACATCAGCAGTAGCAAATGATTGCACAGGGTAGTTCTTTATCTGTGTAAAGTGAGACACACTACCATTCATACGTCTCTCAACATCAGGAAAAGAAAATTGCCTACCTGATGGTGTTGTTATCATGTTTGTTTCTAAAGCTTCCTTAGCCAACTTAGAATGCCACGATGCAACCCCTTTGTACTTTTGTGTGAACTGTTCATAATATTTTGCTTCAGCATTCGTTCTCCCAAATCCTGTTGCTCCATAGAGAGGTGCAAAGGTATGAGCTTTTGCTTCTTGCCTAGAAGTCTTCTGACCTGATTCCGTAATGACAGAAGCAGTGTATGCATGTACATCAAATCCATCTTCAATCTCCTTCATTGCTATTTTGTCTTGTGACAAGTAGGCAGCCGTTCTAAACTCTAACTGTGCAAAGTCAGCTTCCAATATCTTGCCACCTTCCCAACGTGATACAAATACTTTCTTTACAGGAAATGTACCACCTCTAGGCATGTTCTGCATGTTAGGGTCAGCACCACTAAATCTACCTGTTGCAGTTCTGTGTTGTAGTAGCCTAACATGAAGTTTACCATCTGATTTAACATGAGTACTAATCCCCTCAACAAAAGATGATAAATAAGTATCCAATGCTGACAATCTTTGTAAGTCAGTTAGAAACTGTACTGCATCTGTTAAGTTATTCTTCTTAGCTACATTACGTAGAATATCTAAGTATGCTTTATTAGTTGTAAAACCATTAGCACTAACCCACTTAGCATTAGGTGCTGAAAACTTCAGTCCTGCTACATGTTTCGTATCATTAAATAAGTAGCCATAAGTATTACAATTATTACACCTGTTTGGCTTAGAGTATAAACTACCATCTTTCTTTACCTTTCTTATGTAACCCTCTCCCTTGCACTCATTGCATTTTACTGCCTGTGTTTTATACAATGTATTAGAATACTCATTTACTTTATCTTTATATTCTTGCACATCCATATATGGGGTGAAGTTATTTGCCCACATAGCTTTGTCTATAGGCTTTCTACTGTAGATAACCCAAGACATTTGCTCAGGACTATTTAAATTAATAGGTGTGTCTCCCATTAGATTCTGTACTTGTTTGTTTAGTCTTTCTTCTATAGACTTCTTTTCCTTTTCAAACTCAACTCTAACTTCATCTAACTTGGAAACATCAACCTTGAATCCTCTTTGATATATTCTGCCTAAAGTTACTGCTACTCTGTTTGTTAAGATAACTGTGTCCATCAAAGATGCATACTCAACAGTATTTAGTTTTCTATATATCCTGTCAGATAATTGTTGTGTCGCATGTAAGTCTGCAGACAAGTAACTTGATAACTCTTCATGTGGTATCTCATCAACACCTACACCCTTTTTGAAATACTCTTTCAAAGTATCTTGTTTCTGAGTTTCTAGTTCATATCTCTCAGCACATGCTTCCAAAGACAATGGTTGTTTCTGACCACGTTGCAAGACATACTCGCCTAACATTGTATCAAATACTGAACCTTCGTATTTAAAGCCACACTCCCACAACCACATAAGGTCGTGAACAATATTGTGACCTATAAGAATTGTGGCTTCATCCAATAACTCCTGTACACCATCAAAGTTATCACGAAACAAATACTCTTTACCTGTATCTTTTAAACAACCAACCATGACAAGTTTATTGGTAGATTCAAATGGGTCAAGATGCATTTTACCATCACGATGAGTAACAGTATTCTCTACATCTATTGTTAATTTCATACTTCATACCTTCCTACTTGGTAATTTAAATTACAATGAACGACACCATGCCATCCTGTAAGTTTATTTTTTACCACATTCAAATGTCTTTGTAAATCTTCTTCTTCAGAATCTTGTCTTGGTGGATTCTTAGCTATCAAAATCATTAAGTCAGCTTCAGCTGCTTTACCTGTACGTGAGCCTTCCATCATACTTTGATTCAGTAACACCTTACCTTCTGCATCAGCAGATAGTTGTGACATATAAAAGACTGCACATTGATGCTCTTTAGCAATCATACGAGCATGTATTGCATTAGCTTTTAATGCTTCATCTGCTCTAGCGAAACCTGCAGTACGTGCAAACTTATCGCCCATGTCAAGCACAACAATGTCAGGCTTGTAAGATTTGCATACACTCTCTACCCATGACATGTCTCTACCTGTTGCATCTTTTATTTTAATGTTCTGTTTGATAGGTTCATACAAGTCACGAGCCTTCATAGGATTTGTTTTTATCTCTCGCATTGTCATACCTGTAGATGCAGTTAAGTATCTAGCACCAACTCTATGACTACCTTCTTCATTACATAAGATGATACAACTAGCACCTTGTCGTGCCAAGCCATCAGGACCTGCTAACAAACTTGCATGAAAAGAAGTCTTACCTGTGTTAGGTCTTGCTCCTACTTCAATCAAGTGTCCTGCATTGATGCCCTCAACCTGTCTTGTTAAAGATGGTACGTTAAATGCCCATCTAGCTTCTAAATCATTCTTTGCTAATAGTGTATCAATATCCATATCATCCCACTCCACGTTAAGGTTAGGTGTAAAATCATCTCCATACATTTCAAGTATATTACGTATAGGTTCTAAACTTGAATGAGAACCATTCACATAATCAAATCCTATGTTCGCAATATCTTCTCCAACAACTTGTTGAAATAACCTTGACAATACTTCTTGTGCTACATCTGCACCCATAGGTTGTTCATTCTTAATTTGTCTGAACAAAGAACTATATGCTTGCTTCTGTGCAGTAGTCATAGTTGGATTACTTGACATGAACAATGCTTCAATCTCATCAGGTGTAACATCACGTTCATACCTACTCATAGCAGTATCAATAGCTTGCTTTATCTTTCTTGTATCTTTACTGAATAGTCTATCAGGACATCTTGCCCCTCTATGGTCATCATAGAAAGACTTATCCATAAGACTTCTTACTAATGCTAATTCCATTCCTGTGTCTCCTTTTGGGTTAAACTCATTAAGTTTTGCATGTCAATAGGCTTACGATATTTTAAATCATCTGTCAATCTAAGTATCTTAATGTCCTTGACATATCCTCGTAACTCTTTTGCAAAGGCTAGTGTTTTTGGCAATGCATCAGGGTCTAAGGCTATTACGGCAGTAGAGAACTGTGATAGAAATCTCTTATGGGAATCTAATAATGACGTACCTAACACAGCTAACCCAACATATACATCATTACCAACAGAGACTGCACTAACACAATCCTCTACTACGATTGCGATACTACCACTACCATGAGTAAAAGGCAAGTCTGAATTACCATATCTTTTCCACTTAGGTAATTTATTATGGATTGACCTACCTGTAGCATCAACAATTACTCCATCTTTTTTGATGGGAAATACTATTCTACTTTCTTTAACATCGTAGTACATTTCAACTTCATCTATATCTAATTCCCATAACTCACAAAAATTCATAACCTCTTTTCTATATCTGTGAGGTACAATGAAATCAGGCATAGTGAATATATTTTCTTTTACCTTCTCCTCTTTCTTTTGTATGGCACGTATTTCATCTGCACTTAAATGAACACGAGAACTGCCCTTTGTATTACAACTAGCTTTGTAACAATTCCAAAGAAGAGAACCCATGTTATTTGTAACAGAAAATGTTTTATAAGAATTACATAGAGGACAATTCATTCTTTTAGTCTCTCCATTCTCTACATTTAATTGTTTTACATATGTATATATATTAATCATATTATTATATTACCCTTCCTTGTCGGCATATACAATGCTTGTACCATGGATATTTTTTTCTGTCAACCCTCTACGTGTATTTAATGCTAAATTAGCACTAGCAAACGTATTTTTCATGTAAGGTTTAACAGATTGTGGGTTAGCATGTCCTGTTACTGACATAATATTACCCATAGATACACCTGCATCTACCATTTCTACTGTACCTGTTCTACGTAAGTCACTTAATCTAAGCTCCTTAGATAGCCCTGCAGAGTCCATAACCTTTCTAGCTAGTAAAGGTAGCTTGGTAAGCGAATAAGGCTTGTAAGTCCCCCTGTAGGCTCTTGGGCGAGGTGCTACATACTTTTGAAACCCATAATCATCATTCTGCTGACGTAACATATCATATAATTCATCTGAAATAGGTAAAAATACTTCTGCTCTACGTTTTGATTGTAACAAATACATTTTTTTCTCTTCAAAATCTATGTTAGACCACTCAAGTAATCTCATATCGCCAATTCTTTGACACCATTCGTATGCCATCTGCACTATAAGACCAATGCTTCGGTATTTGAAGTCACTATAACAAAAGTCAAGCATTTTTTTGACATCTTCTTGCGACCAAACCACTTTTCTTTTCTTAGGAAGCCTACGTTTGACAGTTTTGTAGGGATTGAACGTGGTATACTCCATGCTGATGGCATAATTGAACACGATTGACGCACAAGAGCATACATGATTCGCCAAAGTCACTCCTCTGTTTACCCATCTCTCGTAAGATACCTTTGCATCTCTACTTGTGATGGCCATAAACTTTTTTGAGCCAGAAGTCCCTCGCAAAACTTCTAAAAAGTATCTGTAATCATGTTTAG